CTCAAGAAGAAGCTAGAGTCTGCGCCAAAAGAAGAGCCTCGTCTACCTAAGACAGAAGCGGAGATCATGGCATGGGCAGAGAAGTATCCTGAAGTTGCTAAGATTGTAGATTCCATTGCTCAAAAGAGAGCCAAGGAAGCTAGTAAAGAAGTTGAAGATAACATGGCCGACTTGCGCAAGATGAAGCGCCAGCTAGAGCGTGAGAAGGCAGAGCATCAACTTAAAACTATGCACCCCGACTTTGATAGCATCCGTGCGGATAAGCGATTCCATTCTTGGGTAAAAGAGCAACCTAAATATATTCAGGATGCCCTGTACCACAATGAGACGGATGCAATTGCTGCAGCACGTGCCATTGATTTGTACAAAGCAGACATGGGTTATATCTCTGAGAAGCGTAGCGATGCACAGCTAGAACGTGAAGCCGCTAGCGCAGTTAAGAAATCAGGGAAGTCTAGCCCAAGCAGTGCTCAGAGCGGAAAGTGGACAGAGAGCAAAGTCGCTGCCCTCAAGCCGCATGAATACGAAAAGTTTGAAGAAGAAATTATTGAGGCTATCCAATCAGGTAAATTCGTTTACGACATGAATGGTGCTGCCTACTAAAAAGTTTTACTTGGAGGGTTGACATTAGATTCATCTTCTGTAGACCTGATCAAGTTTTTATTGCTAATAGAGATGGATTGGCCTCCGTCTCTTGAAGCATAAGATTACCGCCCGTAAAGACTAACCTCATTACGCTGGGCCTCTAAGTACAGCGTCTTTTGGCCGAGACAAGTACAAAGACACCCCTGCAATACAATGAGCCTCTAAGCGGTCATGCGTAATCTATTTCTGTATATGCACGGTGTGTATACGGATTTACATATGCCTGACTAAGAGGATACTACCATGGCATTTCGCTCAGCAGCGGGTTACACTAACCTGCCAAACGGGAACTTTTCTCCCGTAATTTACTCACAGAAAGTCCAGAAGGCTTTCCGTAAGTCATCAATCGCAGAAGCAGTTACTAACAATGACTACTTCGGTGAAATCTCTAACTTCGGTGATTCAGTACGTATCATCAAAGAACCAACAATTTCAGTAAGCCAGTACTCTCGTGGTACTCAGATCACTACTCAGGACATCCAAGACGATGACTTCACTCTGGTAGTTGATCAGGCTCACTACTTTGCGTTCAAGATGGACGATATTGAAAACGCTCACAGCCACGTTAACTTCATGGACATGGCTACTGATAACGCTGCATACCGCCTGCGTGACCAGTACGACCAAGAAGTTCTAGGCTACCTGTCTGGTTACAAACAGTCTGCTCTGCACACTTCAGCTGACACTGTTAACGATGTTGTTAACGGCACTAAAGCTGATTCTACTGCAGGTTCAGATGAACTGCTCCCTGCTCACAAGCTGGATGCAGAAGACTTTGCTAACGGTCAGGTTGTAGCTGATGGCGACACTATCGCATTGCGTCCACGTTTCCCTGGCCAGCAGTCTCAGTTTACTGGTGCTGGTGAAGCGTCTCCTCTGCAGGTAATTGCTCGCATGGCTCGTAAGTTGGACCTTGCTAACGTAGATACTTCAAACCGCTTCATCGTGGTTGACCCTGTATTCGTTGAACTTCTGAAAGATGAAGATTCACGTGTACTGAACGCTGACTTCGGTGGCGCTGGTCTCCAGAACGGTCTGATCCTCAGCAACCTGCACGGCTTCAAAGTGTACCTGTCTAACAACCTTCCATCTGTCGGCACTGGTGCTGGCACTACTGGTGGTTCTAACGCAGCTAACTTCGGTGTCGTTGTTGCAGGTCACGAGTCTGCAGTTGCTACTGCTCAGCAGATCAGCAAAACTGAGACTTACCGTGATCCAGACTCTTTCGCAGACATCGTACGTGGTATGAACCTGTACGGTCGTAAGATCCTGCGTCCTGAAGCTCTGGTTTCTGCACGTTACAACTTGGCGTAAGCCTTGTAATAGGGGGTTGGGGCAATTGCGCCCCTTCTCCCTTTTCTTGTATCTATAGGTTATTAAAGTAAATGGCTACATACATCACACTAACAAATGAACTACTGCGTAGGCTGAACGAAGTTACCATCCCCGATGCTGACTTTGCTGGCGTACGTAACGTACAGGCGCTAGCTAAAGATGCCATAAACAGTGCTGTTCGCCATATTATACAGATCGCACAAGAGTGGCCTTTCACTTTAGTTACTTATTTACAGCCTTCTACCCCTCTAGTCTCTACCTACTCACTACCTTCTGATGCTTCTTCTGTAGATTGGGAAAGCTTTTACTTGAAGCATAGCGATGCTCTTGGAAACAAGGGCAAGAAGCTAGATATAATCAGCTATACAGAATACCTAGAGAAGTACCGCCCACAAGATGAAGCAGGCGCTACAGGCACTCCTACGGCTGTTTTTCAGACCCAGAACGGAGAGTATGGCCTTACTCCTGCGCCAGACAAAGCGTATGAGATAGAGTACAAGTACTACACATTCCCTACAGACATGGTCACTTCTGATGATGTTTGCATTATCCCTGAAAGGTTTAAGCACACAGTTCTTGACGGAGCGATGATGTACATGATGCGCTTCCGTTCTAACGAACAGAGTGCCCAGATACACAAAGGTGAATTTGAAGAAGGCATAAAGACTATGAGACGTTTGCTCATAGATGATTTCATGTCTGTTCGCTCTACTGTAGTGGTACGATAATGGCGGATAACTTACAGATATTTAAAGCATACTGTGAGGGTGGTCTAAACACTAACCGTGACTTGCTCTCCCAAGGTGAGCGCCAGCCAGGATCTGCTACTCGCATGGTAAACTATGAGCCATCCATTACGGGTGGCTATAGACGTATTAGCGGGTATGCAAACAACTACCCTAACCTTCCGGGCACTGGTCCTACTTTAGGTGTCTGTGTTGCTGGCGGAATCCACGAGGGTATTCTAGCTGCTCGTGAACCTACTACGGGTGATGAGTATTTGCATTGGTGGGAAGAAGCTACGTCTACATGGAATGCAGTAGATGTCAGTACAGCTACAGTGCCTTTAACATTTACGGGTATCCAGCGTATTCGTAGTGTACGATACAACTGGAGTGGCGCACGTGTATTGTTTGTAGATGGGGTTAACCCTGCAGCTACATATGATGGCACTACGTACACTCAGATCACAGACACTAATGCACCTACATCTCCTAGACTAGCAGAAGTATTTAAACGCCACGTATTTTTAGTTAATAGTGGTAGTGACGGATACAACCTATACTTCTCTGCACCTTCTGATGAAACAAGCTTCTCACCTGCTAACGGTGCTGGCGTTATAAACGTAGGCTTTAACATCGTAGCTATAAAGACTTTCCGTGATAGCCTGTTTATCTTTGGTCGTAACCACATCCGCAAACTTACTGGCAATAACATTGCAGACTTTGTGGTTGAAGAAGTTACTAACGACTTAGGCTGTATGGCTACAGACTCTGTAGTAGAGATGGGTGGTGATCTAGTATTCTTAGGTCCAGATGGTTTGCGTCCTATCTCTGCTACAGACAAGATTGGTGACGTTAACCTAGAGACACTTTCTAAAGATATTCAATCCTACTTCATTGACTTAGTATATAACGCAAATGTAGAAGATATTGTATCTGTAATCATTCGTGGTAAGTCGCAGTTCCGTTATGTCTTTCCTGATGTAGAATCACAGGGTGTGCTTGCAGGATTGCGCATGAACTCAAATGGCAACATGTCTTACGAGTTTGGACAGTTGTTAGGCTTGGGTGCTACGTGTGCAGATAGTGGGTATGTAGGAAACGTGGAGTATGTTATCCACGGAGATGAGGATGGTAAGGTACATCGTCAAGATGTAGGCACTAGCTTTGACGGCGAAGATATATTCTCTTTGTACCAGACGCCTTTCTACCATATGGGTGATCCTGAGTTACGTAAGAACTTTCTTAAACTCTCAACTTACTTAAGAGCAGAAGGTGACTGTAGCATTGTAACGGGTATTGTGTATGACTATGAAAGTGTAGACACTCTAAACCCTGCTAACTACGACATAACGTTAACAGGTGCTGCGTCTTACTATAACGAAGCACTATACGACTCCACAGCTATATTTGATGGCAACCCAGCTCCTGTATCTAAGTTGAACATAGCAGGTAGCGGCACATCCATTTCTATAAAATACGTAACTAACGACACGAATGCTAGCCATAGTATTCAAGGCTTGGTGCTCCTGTTTAGCATCAATGACCGCAGATAGAGGTTTATAAAACATGGCAGGATATACACGACAGTCTATAGCAGAGATTATTGCGGGTGCAACGGTACGTGCAGCCCCTATCAATGCTGAATACAATGCAATCAAAGATGCATTCGCTGCCCTTACGGGACACAAGCATGACGGCAATACAGGTGAGGGTGGCTACATCCCCCTTATTGCAGATGCAGACGGTCTTAATAAAGTTGTAGTTGATACGGCAACTAACACTGTAATCTTCTATACAGAAGTTGCAGGTGTTGCTACTCCTCAAGTTGTATTTAAGGATGGAGTGTTTGAGCCTGCCAACGATAACGATATTGATCTAGGTAGCGCACTTAAACACTTCAAGAACGCCTATATCAAGGGCACACTGACCGTTACTAACGTAAGTGCTACTACCCTAGCGGTATCGTCTAACGCCACTGTAGGAGGCTCTCTGACTGTCTCAGGGGCATTGACTGCTAACGGCAATACAACCGTAGGTAATGCTACTACAGATACAGTTACAGTTACTGCAGGTGTAGCGTCTTCCCTTATCCCATCCACTGACGATTCAGTAGATATTGGTAGCCCAACTAAAGAGTGGCGCAACCTGTATGTGGATGGTGTAGGTAATGTAGACACACTGATTGCAGATAGTGCAGACATTAACGGTGGTAATATTGACGGTGCAGCTATTGGTGCTGCTTCTCCATCTTCAGGTGCATTCACAACGCTAACAGCTAGCGGTGGTATTACAGGTACTGTAACTGGCAATGTTACAGGCAACCTAACAGGTAATGTAACGGGCAATGTAACTGGCGATGTAGTTGGTGACGTTACAGGTGACATTGCTTCTTCTGGTACATCTACATTCAACAACGTAACCGTATCTGGTACGTTGAATATGGATGCTGGTACTACAGCAACTATCCAAAACCTAACCTCTCCTACAAATACAAACGATGCAGCTACTAAGGGCTATGTAGATACTTCTATCACTAACCTGATTGGCGGTGCTCCGGGTGCCCTAGATACTCTGAATGAGTTGGCAGCAGCACTCAATGACGATGCTAATGCTTACTCAACTCTTGATACAAAGATCAATACGAAAGTAAGTAAAGCTGGCGATGTAATGACAGGCAACCTAGACATGGGCGCTAACGTCATTACATCATCTACTAACCCTACAGCAGATTCTGAACTATCCCGTAAAGCATACGTAGATGCTCAGCGTGATACCCGTGTAGCTAAATCTGGCGATACAATGTCAGGTGCATTGGCTATGGGAGGTAACAAGATTACGGGTCTTGCTGATCCTACTCTTGCCCAAGATGCAACAACTAAAAACTACATTGATACGCTATACGGCTCTACTGCTTCTGCAGCAGCTAGTGCGGCAGCAGCAAGTGCCTCTGCTACAGATGCAGCTAACTCAGCAGCAGCTAGTGCTTCAAGTGCTACAGCAGCATCTAACTCTGCATCTGCAGCTTCTACATCAGAAACTAATGCAGCAACGTCAGAGTCAAATGCATCTACTTCTGCAAGCTCAGCATCTACTAGCGCAACAAACGCTTCTAACGCACAGAGCTATTCAGAAGAGTGGGCTAACAAGGCAGAGGATAGTCTTGTATCTGTAGCAGCAGGTGGTGATGGGTCTACGGAGTACTCAGCTAAACACTGGGCAGCTAAGGCAGCTACAACAGTCGCTAACAATGCAAACAGCATTAACGACAACCTCCCCACTATCCTACCAACACTC